TCTGAGATTCTTAAAAAATCTTTATCAACCGTTATACTACCCATAAGAGTTGTGCTGTCGGTTAATTTAATTATACGATAATCTGTTTTATTAGCCATATTACTATTTAGTCTTTTAGGTTAACGTTATGTATTTCATATTCAAATTCTTCTTCAGTATAAATGTTGATTCGTTCCTGAAAGTGTTTTAAAGTATAATTCTCTTTTGACTTATAAATTAAATCATCCGATATATCATATAAAGTGGCATTAACTTTATTATCTCCTAGTCTTAAACCTCTACCGATTGATTGTAGATTTCTTATTCTGCTTTTAGAAGGACTCGCAAAGATTATATTATGTAAATTCTTAATGTTAATACCAGTAGAAAAAGTACCATAACTTGCTACAATAATAGCATCATTTTCGTTCTCAACTATGGCTCTTGCCTTTTCTCTTTCTTCTGTTTCTACGCCACCATATATATAAAAAACCTTTCGATTTTCTTCCGCTTTTTCTTCAATAATCTTATGTAAATTTTTACCATGTTTTTCTACAAGTTGAAATAATATTAAAGTATTACCTTTCAGTTTAAGTGCTAGATTACGAATAAAATTATTTCTAGGTTTACTACCTACAAGATAATCTATCTCGTCTTGATATTTACCATTTGACACAATTTTAGAATTGGCTTCACTGTGTTTAAGAATTAAACATCTAACCACTAGATTACTTAACTGTTTCTTATCCATTAACTTTTTAGTTGTAGTTACCTTATTAACAGCGCCGAATAGTCCTTCTAATACTAACTTATGTGTATGAGCACCATCTAATGTTCCTGTAAGACCGATACGATATTTACAATCAATAAGTTTAGTCATAATTTCTGTTAATGATTTTGATTTAAATAGATGTGCCTCGTCACCAAACACAACACCAAATTGTTTAAAGTATTCTTTTGGCAACTTATATAAACTTTGCCATGTAGATATCAACACTTTTTTATTAGTTTGATTTGAATATCCGCTATATAATCTATGACAATACTTCTTTACATTCCAACCATATGATTCAAAATCGGTATACATTTGTTCTACTAATGATGTTGTAGGAACAATTAAAAGTATTCTACTATTGTGCTGTTCTTTGATTAGATGAGTGTAGTATCGTATTAAGGAATATATGATGAATGACTTGCCTGATGCAGTAGGACTTACTAGCAACGCCCTATTGCGTTTTAAACTATGATATATGGCGTCTATCTGATAATCTCTTGCTTGAAATTTTTGCCCTAAACTATTAGAAAATTTAGTTACCGTTCCTTTGTCAACCTTGTTATCTATCTCTATACCTTTACCAGCAACTATGCTATACCCTCTTTCATCTGCAAAGGCTTTGATATATGGATATAGTCCAAAGTATATCTCTTTCGTCTTTTGTGAAAACAATCTTATCTTGCCATCCCACATTCTATTTCGAAATGCTGGCATAAATTTGTATCCTGGTACATAGAAAGTAAAAAACTCCGATATCTCTCTTTGTATATCAGGCTCAGTTATTACTGTAATGTAAACTTCATTTACCTTTTCTATAATAAGAAGATTAGAATTATCTTTATTCATAATTTACATAACCCAAGTCATAATGCTATATCTAACACCACTAGTAACTTTTTTAACTTCATGTGGATACATAAAGTTTGACGGAAACACTACAGCAGAACCCTTGCCTTTATCAATTGTTTCACCACACAATGTAAATTCACCACCATCATAATCTTCGTTTAGAAATATTAAAGATGTTATATGTGGATAACCTTGTTTTTGTCCATGACTATGATGAATATTATCTATATGTTCTTTCATAAACCCACCAGCTTCATAACAGTTAATTCTAAAATGTGTATATTCTTGAACCTTTATTTTATCATGTACACTAACATAATCATTGACCGTTTTTTCAAAACCTTTTTGTAAAGTTTCGTAAAACTTATCTTTTGGTCCAATCCAATAATCTTTCATCTCAACTTTAGATGTGCCTGTGTTGCTATTTGTTGTTGTAAAGGTAGATGTTTTCCACCCCTTAAAGTGGTCTTTATTGTAGTAATTAATTATATTATCACAGGTAGTTGAATCTAATAATTTTGGATAACAAAATATAAAGTTAGAAATTTCCTGATTGGAATTCATGGTGTTCTCCTAATTGACCTCTTATCTGTATATTCCATGATATACTTATACGATTACTCGTTGATAGATTTGTAGGTACCCAATGTACTAACCATGAAGGGAAGATTATAATTCGATTTGTTTTTGCTGTATAATGTAATAGATTTGTATTGTTATTATCGATTTTTTTTCTTGGTAGTATAACGCCTGCACCTGGTCTTGGGTCCTGAAAAGTAATACCTGGTGTAGTTTCGCCAGCGTCTAAATAAAAAACGCCACTTAAAAAATTGTTTGAATGAGTATGAGGCTGATGAGTTTCATGTTGTTTTAATACATTGGCCCACATATCAGTTATTTCTATTTCATCTGCCTTATAATTTAACTTATCAAGTATTTCAAAACTTGACTTACTAACCTCTCTAGTGAAATCTTTAAAAATATCCATCTTATCTAAATTCGGACTTGATTGCCAATTAGGTCTTTTATCTCTTATATATTGATCTAACACTTCACCTTTCATAGTATAAATTATATCAGGACTAATGAAATCGTCCTTAATGAAAAGATGTGTTGAGAATATTTCTTGATGTTCCACTATATGGCACCACTAGTGAATTTCTTCCACTCAATAGCGTTTTTAATTAGGAATGTTCTATTATTAATACTTCTTAATACTTGTTCAAGATACTTAACTATTTGATTTTGATATGCAACCTTTTGATCTGCTTTTTGTAAATCTGAATCTGAATCCATATAGATATGTACATCTGATTTTAATACCTTTATGTCAAAAGGCTTTAAAATATATACAGCTGCATCTGCCTTGCCTGTATAATATTCCCATTTATCTCTTAACATACTTTTATGCTCATATTCTGATTTCTTTAATAGTAAAGAAAACTTATTAAAGTATTGTAAATATTTGTTATGTAGTAAAGGTATCTTAATTGATTCAGCATCTAATTCTGTATCATCTAATTTAAAATCCCTATCAACTGATTTTTGTAATTCTTCTAATGTCATAATGATATTATATCACCTTTTCGGTTAATTGTAAAGCATCTGTGCCATTTTTTCTTGTGTTATATATTTTAGATTAGCACACGAACTCCATTCGGGTATTTCGGAAGCGGTAAAATCACCAGGAGTATCGCTGTTTACCTTATAGAATTGCACTTTGCTAAACTTATCAAAGGTATTCTTATGTTGTAGTATCCAGTTATATGTTTCATCTGGATTATTAGGATTCATTGCCAATGCGTCTTTCTTAGAATAACCTTTTGTACCTGCATACAAGTTATTGATTTTATCATTATCAGAATATAGATCATGTCCTACAATGAATACTGTTTCAGCACCCAAATCACAGGCAAGATGTACTGAACGACTACCTGTTGCATAGGCAAATCCATCTACATCTGGTTCTATACTTTTAACAGGACCTTGCTTTTCTTTCACTTCGGTCACATATGCAATTCCTAAATTCTTTCCTTTAACTGCTGTAAAAACTCCATCGGCACCATGATAAACACATTCATTTCCCCCTTCGGTGGCGTCGGAATCAATTTTTGTTTTACAAGAGCGTAGCATCTCCATTGCAACCATATTCGGTATTGGAGTCCAATAACCTAAATACGCTTTCATATTGTTAAGATTTGCCTTACGATATATCTCATGGGAAATTCTTGAATCTACTGCCACTAATATGTCAGGAGTGAAGTCACGATAGATAGCATTACAACCTATTACAGTTGCATACTTTTTCATTTTTTCGAGATCTAAGCCTTGTCTTGATTGCCCATTACCCAGGCAGACTGCTATTTTGTTCCATGTTAAAGTCTTCATCACAAATCATCCTATATTTTTGTACTATGTATTATGAAGTAGAAATTTGTGCAATTTCGTAATACATATAATTAAAACTTGCTTGTACTTGTAAGTAGTCAACGTCACTTGCCTTAATATCATAAGACAATGATCCTAAAGAGATGGGATAAACATTTTGAAATCTTATTTCAGTTTTAGCAATATTCTTACTGTTTAAAACTATTAAAGTTGCGTCTGAATATATACCACCTTCGTCAAGAGGTTGTTTAATAGATGTTCCTGTTGCAACTGTACTTGCTGTTGTTCCTGGAAATCTATCAGCACTTGTTCCTTGTAGATCTGCAAATTGATTGTGATTTTGTGGAAATCCTAGACCTGTAATCCAGTCGTGTATCTCTTTGTAGTTATTTAAATTTTCATCAACAAGAAACGAAACATCTAAAGTTTGATAATTTACTTTATCTCCTGCACCAGCAATGTCTTTTAATGGTGTTTCTTGATTAGTCGATCCTAAAGAAATACCAGGTATGTTTGCTGTTTGTACAAAAAACTCAACCTGTGGAAGTTTAGACATTTTAAATCTAAACTGAATAGGACTTGCATAGTCAAATTTATCTGGCTCTCTATCGAGTATATTTGTTGTTGTCATAATATTTTGCCTTTATTTTTACCTTGCTTAATCATATATTTTTGTGTTCCATTTGCACCAATCTCTACTTCTTTACGAGAAAACTTAAACATCTTCATTTCTTTAGCATCTTGAAATTTTCTTTGAACATAATCTAAAACTTTTTGTTTGTTAATTTTATCTCTATCCATTACACCCTCTTTATTAAATTAAAGTTAGGTGCGTTCCTTCAGCTTTCGCTTACTGCCGTCTTGTATAGCTTTACAAGATGAACGTATATTACTATTTATATGTTTTTATTGATGCCATCCTAGATCTTCTATTTTTTCACTATTGCAATTTGGACACTGCCATT